GCTGGACGCGGCGGATGCGCCCGATGCGGCCGCGATCAGCGCGGCGGAAACCGCCTTTGAGACGGCGCAAGGCGCGTTCGAGGCCGCCGACAAGCAGGTGAAGCGCGCCGAGGCGGTGGAAGCCGCCCAGGCCGCCGCCGCGGGGCCGGGCGACACCGATCCGGGCGCGACCCCGGGCGCGAACCTTGGGGCGGGGGCGGCTGCGGCGCCGAAAGACCCCGCGCACAAGGGCATCGAGGTCGGGCTGATCGTCGGCGCGCTCGCTGCGCACAAGGGCGATGTGGGCCGCGCCGTCGCCCAGTTGGACCGGGCGGGCTTTGGCCAGGTGGCGGCCGCGCTCAACGCGACCGATGTGACCGCGGGCGGCGTGACGGTGCCGCGCCCGCTGGCCGCGGATCTGATCGAGATGCTGCGCCCGCGGGTGGTGATGCGCCGCGCCGGGGCGCGGGTGGTGCCGATGCCCGCGGGGCAGCTGCGCAAGGCGCGTCAGACGGGCAGCGCAAGCGCGGGCTATGGCGGCGAGACCGTGGCGCCGCGCGCCAGCGCGCCGAGCTTCGATGCCGTCGACCAGAGCTTCAAGAAGCTGCGCGCGCTGGTGCCGATCTCGAATTCGCTGCTTTCCTATTCCTCGCTGCAGGTGGGCGCGCTGGTGCGCGATGATCTGCTCAAGGTGATGGGCGCGCGCGAGGATCTGGCCTTCCTGCGCGGCGACGGCACGAACGAGGCGCCCAAGGGCCTGCGCAACTGGATCCCGGCGGGGCATTGGCTGGGCGCGGTGGCGGGCACGGACGTGCTGGGGATCGACAAGGCGCTGCGCAAGCTCGTCTCGCTGGTCGAGGATGCCAATATCCTGATGGTCACGCCGGGCTGGATCATGCGGCCGGGGGCGAAGAACTTCCTTGCCGCGCTGAAGGATCTGCATGGCAATGCGCTTTATCCCTCGATCGAGGCGCGCGGTGAGCTGATGGGATTTCCGATCCACACCACCACCCAGCTGCCCAACAACCTTGGCGCCGGGGCGGACGAGACCGAGGTGATGTTCGCCGATTTCAGCTATCTGGTGATCGGCGAAAGCGGCCTCTTGCGGATCGCGCAATCGACCGAGGCCCCCTATCTCGACGCCAATGGCGAGATGCAATCGGCCTTTGCCAATGACCAGACGCTGATGCGCGCGATCGCCGAGCACGACTTTGCCCCCGAACATGATGTGGCAATCGCCGGGCTGCAGGGCATCGGCTGGGCGCTGTGAACCGGGCCGGGCCGCGCCCGGTTGCGGCCCGGATCTGATCGGAAAGGAGCAAAACATGGCCAGGCTGGTCACGGTAAGATTTCTGCGGGGCGCCGCGCCCTACAACACCGGCGAGATTGCCGGGTTCGACGCCTCTGTCGCCCGGGCCCTGATCGAAGGCGGTGCGGCCGAGGCGGTGAAGGCCGCGCCGTCCTTGCCCGCCACGGCGGCCGGGCCGGAAGCCCGCAAGCGCGTGGTGCTGACCTTCATCGCCGCGGCGCCGCCCTATCATGCGGGCGATGTGGCGGGCTTCGAGGCGCTTGAGGCGGCGGCGCTGGTGGCCCTGGGCAAGGCGGTGCCGCTCGCCGCAAGGACCGCCGCGACCGCCGCCGGGGAAGATCCGGCCGAAGAGGAAGAGCCCGCCGCCGATCCCGCCGAAGATCCCGTCAAGGAAGAGGATCGCGCGGGTGCGGAAGGCCCGGATGACGCGATCGACGACGACGCGGCCGAGCCGGAGTTCATGCTCGTCGATCATGACGACGACGGCAACGACCATGACGACGACGGCGCAGGCGAAGACGACGACGGCGAAGACGGCGCCCCGCCGGTGCAGGGGCGCGCGGGCTGATGCGCGTTCTGGGACCGGTCCCGGGCGTGGTCAGCGTCGCCGAGTTCAAGCGCGCCACCCACATGGACGAGGGGACAGAAGACGACGCGACCCTCGCGGCCTGTCTTGCGGCGGCGCAAAGCCTGGTCGAACAGGCGACAAACCGTCCGCTTGGGCTGCGCGAGGTCGAGATCACGCTGGAGGCGGTTCCCGGCCTGCGGCGCTGGTGGTTTCCCTGCGCGCCGGTGGTGGCGGTCGCCCGGGTGGTTCTTGACACTGAGGCGGGGCCGCAGGTGCTTGACCCGGCGTGCTGGCGGTTGCGCCTTGCCCATGACGAACCGCAGATCGACTTCGCCGCGGGCGCGCTGCCGCCCATGGCCGCCCCCATGCCGGTCACGATCACCGCCAGGGTCGGCGCCGATCCCGACAGCCCGGCGATCCTGCCGCTTCGGCAGGCGATCGTGCTGATCGCGCGGGAATGGCACGAGGCCGGGATCACCATCGCAGGCGAGGCGGCAAGCCCCGGCGCGCTCTCCTTTGGTGCGCGCGCGATGCTTCGGCACGCTCGCTATCTGCGCCCGCGTGTGCTGGTTGGGGGCTGAGAATGGGCGAGCAGCTGGACACAAGGGTGACAATCCTGCGCCCGCAGATCGGCGATGACGGTCTTAGCCGCAGCCGCACCGGCTGGGAAGAGCTGGCTACCCTCTGGGCCAGCCTGCGCGAGATCCTGGGCGACGAAAGCGCCGCGGCCGGGCAAATCGAGACGCGCCGGAGCGCTAGGTTGCGCCTGCGCGCCTCTCGCCTCGCGCGCCAGATCACCGCCGCGGACCGGGTGCGGGCGCGCGGCCAGCTTTGGGAGATCCGCGGGATTTGCGCCCCCGGTGCGGGGCGCGGGCTGATCGAGCTCTCCCTTGCGGCGGTCCCAAACGGAAAGGCGGCGGGATGACCGGCACGGTGAAGCTGGAAGGGCTGCGCGCGCTTGAAGAGGCGCTGGCGCAGATCGAAAGGACCGCCACGGCGAAAGCGGTGATGCGGCGCGCGCTGAAGACCGCGGCCCGGCCGGTGGTGGATCTGGCCGCGGCGCTGGCCCCCGAGGGGCCGACCGGCAATCTGAAGCGCTCGATCAGCATCAGCACGAAGCTGAGCAAGCGCCAGCAGCAGGCGAACCGCAGGCTGCAGGCCGAGGGCAAGGCCGCGGTCGAGATGTTCCTCGGCCCCGATTACAAACAGGCGGGCAATCACGCCCATCTGGTGGAATTCGGCACGAAGCCGCACCGCAACCGCGGCCAGTTCGCCGGAACCCAGCACCCCGGCACCGCGCCGCGTCCCTTCCTGCGCCCCGCCTGGGAGGCCGAGGGCAGACCGACCCTTGATCGGCTGGGCAAGACACTCTGGGTCGAGATCGAGAAAGCGGCGCGACGCGCGGCCGCCAAGGAGAAGGGCTGATGGAAGAAAGCTTTCGCGCCGCCCTCTTGGCCTCGGGCGCAGTCACGGCGCTGGCCGGCGACCGGATCGACTTTGGCGCCAACCCGCAGGACACGGCCTGCCCGCGCCTCGTGCTCTGGACGATCGCCGAGACCGGGGGGCTGCTGCTCTCGGGCCCCGATGGCATCTGCCGCGGCCGGGTGCAGGTCGATTGCTACGGCGAGAGCTATGGCGCGGCCAAGCACCTTTCCCGCGCCGTGCGCGCCGCCCTCGATGGCTACAGCGGCGGCGGGTTTCAAGGCGTCTTTCACGCGGGCACGCGCGATTCACACGACAGCGAGGCCCCGTTCCGGGTCTCGCTCGACTTCATCACGGTTTACACAAACTGAGGAGGGCCGCATGGCCAGCAAGCAAATCATCGCTTACGGGGCAACCGTCGAGCGCTCGACCGATGGTGTCGCCTGGGCGGCGATCCCGGAATGCAAGGGCATCGCCATCCCGACCCCAAGCACCGATTACATCGATGCCACCTCGCTCGACAGCCCGAACGGCTTCAAGGAATACATCCGCGGCATGCGCGACGCGGGCGAGATCTCGGTGCCCTGCGGCTACACCGCCGCGGGCTACGAACAGCAGATCGCCGATTCCGTCCGCGACGAGCCGGTTTACTATCGCACCACCCTCAAGCCCGCCCCGGGCCAGACGACCGGCGATGTCTTCCAGTTCCGCGGCTTTCCGACCCCGCAGGTTGAAGGCAACGATGTG